AAGCAGAGCATGACGATTTAGTGGACTCCAGCACTCAGGCTTTGTTAAGATTTAGACAAGGTGGTTTTGTCAGTCTTTACTCCGATGAAGAAGAAGAACCATTTTACGCAGGTAAAGCAGAGTATTATTAATTATGGCAATAGAAAGAACAACACCAGCAACACCGATAGAAGGTGAGTTAGAAGCAAGCGTTGAAATAGATATTGTTGAGCCTAATGGCGCAATGATGACCGAAGATGGTGGGATGATTATTGATTTTGATCCCGATGCTTTTGATCCAAGCGGTGATTTTTTTGCAAACTTGGCAGAAGAAATGTCTGAAGATGATTTGCAAATTTTAGCATCAGAGCTTGTTGGTCAATATCAAGGCGATAGAGATTCTAGGAATGATTGGGAAGAAACCTATATAAAAGGTTTAGATCAGTTGGGATTAAAGATTGAAGATCGAACTTTACCATGGCCCGGTGCTTGTGGTGTGTTTCACCCAATGCTAACAGAGGCTGTGGTTCGATTTCAAAGTCAGGCAATCAGTGAAATATTTCCAGCTTCAGGACCAGTAAATACTAAAATATTTGGTAAAGTTACTCCTGAAAAAGAACAGCAAGCAAAACGAGTTCAAGATTATATGAACTATTTGCTGACTGATGAAATGAAAGAGTATCGAACTGAAACCGAGAAACTTTTGTTTTCTTTGCCATTAGCAGGATCAGCATTTAGAAAAGTTTATTATGATCCAAACATGGACAGACCATGTGCGATTTTTGTTCCTGCTGAAGATTTTATTGTTTCTTATGGTGCAACCGATCTGCAAATGGCAGAACGAGCTACCCATATTATGAAAAAGACTGCGAATGATGTTCGTAAACTTCAAGTATCAGGGTTTTATAGAGACATTGATTTACCTGATCCATCACCCGATCCAGATGATATTCGTAAGAAATACGATGAATTAACAGGCGATAGCTCAACTTATGACTTTGATAATCGCTATACGCTGTTAGAGATGATGGTGAACTTAGACCTACAAGGCTTTGAAGATACCGATGAGGAAGGAAATGAGACAGGCATTGCATTGCCTTATGTAGTTACCATTGATATTTCAAGCAACAGCATCTTATCAATTCGTAGAAATTGGTATGAGAAAGATAATAATCGAATGATGCGTCAACACTTTGCACATTATCAATACTTGCCGGGTCTTGGTTTTTATGGATTTGGTTTGGTGCATTTGATTGGTGGATTGGCAAAATCTGCTACTTCACTGTTAAGACAGCTAGTAGATGCAGGAACGCTATCAAACTTGCCGGGTGGCTTAAAGTCCAGAGGGCTTAGAATTAAAGGAGATGATACTCCAATTATGCCGGGTGAGTTTAGAGATGTAGATATTCCCGGTGGTGCAATAAGAGACAATATCACATTCCTTCCTTATAAGGAGCCATCGGGAACCCTTTATCAACTATTAGGAAACATTGTTGAAGAGGGCAGAAGATTTACCAGTGCATCGGATTTGAATGTTAGTGATATGAACTCAGAGGCTCCTGTTGGTACAACATTAGCTATTCTTGAAAGAACAATGAAAGTTATGAGTGCTATACAATCTAGGCTTCATGCTTCAATGAAACAAGAATTTAATATACTGGTTAATGTTATTAAAGACTTTACATCTCCATCTTATCCTTATGAGGTTGATGCAGAGTCTGAAATTAAAATGGAAGATTTTGATGACCGCATTGATGTGCAACCTGTTTCTGATCCAAACTCAGCAACAATGTCTCAAAGAATAATGCAGTATCAAGCGGCACTACAATTGGCTCAACAATCGCCACAGATTTATAATTTGCCTGAATTGCACAGACAAATGCTAGATACATTAGGTATTAGGGATGCAGATAAAATTGTTCCATTAGGAGATGATATTAAACCTGCTGATCCTGTTAGTGAAAATATGAATATGCTTAATGGCGAGCCAGTAAAAGCATTTGAGTATCAAGATCATGAGGCACACATTAGAGTGCATATGAGTGCAATACAAGACCCAGAGTTAGCTCAAATGGGTGCAAATAATCCACAAGGTATGCAATTGTTGCAAGCATCAATTGAGTCTCATGTTAGAGAACATTTGGCATTTCAATATCGTGATGAAATTGAAAAAGAGTTGGGTGTTGAGTTACCGCCATTGGGTGAGCCTCTTCCAGAAGATATTGAGAAAAGATTGTCATCAATGGTTGCTGAAGCTGCGGAAAGATTATTACAAAAACATCAAAGAGAAGCGCAACAACAACAAATTCAAGAACAGATGCAAGACCCACTGGTTCAAGCAAAAATGCGTGAACTTGATATTAAAGAAGCTGAAGTTCAGCGTAAAGCTCAAGCCGATATGGTCGATGCACAAGTTGATATGCAAAAGGCTCAAAGCCGTGATGCTATTGAGCTTGAAAGAATTAGATCGCAAGAAAAAATTGCTGATGCCAGCGTAAAACAAAAACTGGTTAGCGATGTAATTGATGCTCAAGTAGAGGGCGAAAAAATAGAAAGTGAAGAAGCCACTAAAGCAGCTGAGATTGCATCAAGACTTGCAACTGATGTAACATCTGATAATACTAATGGACAGTAATATACTGATTGAAAAGTTTAAGTCGAGAATACGAGACTTAATGAATGATAGAGCAGATAATATTGCTACAGGAAGTTGTACTAGTTTTGATGAATACAAACATCAATCTGGTGTAATCGAGGGTTTAGCCCTCGCAGAGCGTGAACTTTTGGATATAATTCAAGAATTAGAACGACTCTAAATCGGCATAGTGCCGCAAGGTAACTCGGAAACCTTTAATAATTCCGTGCAAAGAGGTGGTCATGGACACTGCACTCGATATAGAGAAAGAAGAAAAACAGGCAACACAGTTGCCAGAACCCACAGGATATAGAATCCTAATTGCAATCCCAGAAAAAGAAGAGAAAACCGAAGGCGGTATTTTGAAAGCGGATGAAACCATTCGCAATGAAGAAGTAGCCACTATTACAGGTTTTGTTTTAAAAATGGGACCTGATTGTTACAAAGACGAATCACGATTTCCTACAGGAGCTTGGTGTTCCGAAGGAGATTTTGTTGTGTTTCGTGCATTCAGTGGCACTAGGATTAAAATTCATGGGAAAGAATTTCGCATCATTAATGATGATAGTGTCGAAGCAGTAGTTGATGATCCCAGAGGGATAGAAAAAGTATGAGCGATACTAACGAAAACTCAACAATGAGTAACGAGCAAAAGTTTTTAGGCGTTAAAGCTAAAATTGGTTCTAAGCCAGATGAAGTTTCCGAGTCTGAAAATGAAATCGATATTGAAATTATTGATGACGTTGAAACTAAGCCTGAGAAGAAAGAAAAAGTTTTTGCTGAAGATGTTAAAGAAGATTCAGAAAAGACAGTTGATGAAGAAATTTTGAATGTTGATAAAGGTGTTCAAAAAAGAATCGATCAACTGACTGCAAAACATCATGAAGAAAGAAGGCAAAAAGAACAAGCCGCAAAACTTCGAGATGAAGCAATTAAATATGCACAGCAAATTAAAGCTGAAAATGAGCGTTTAAGCCAATTGGTTAATGATGGTCAGCAATATCTTGGTAAACAAGCTGAAGAAAGAGCAGAGTTTGCTAAACAGGCAGCACAACAAAGATATAAAGAGGCTTACGAGCAAGGTAATACAGAAGAAATGGTTGCTGCTCAAGAAGCTTTAACTAGAGCAACTATGGATGCGGCTAATGCTGAACAGTTTAATGCAAGGATTCCAGAGGAAGAATCTGTTCGACAACAAGAAGAACAGTTTATTCCTCAACAACAAATGCCACCAAGACCAGATGATAAAGCAATCGCATGGCAAGCAAAAAACCAATGGTTTGGAAGCGATCCTGAAATGACTAGCTTTGCATATGGTGTGCATGAAAAATTAGTTAGAGAAGAAAATATTGATCCTGCTTCTGATGAATACTATGAAAGAATAGATTCAAGAATGAAGTCAGTATTTCCAGATTTCTTTGGGAGTGAAGAAAAAGAAGCTGTAAGCTCCAATTCCCAAAGTTCCGTGGTCGCACCTGCTACACGCAATAATGGTGCAAAGCCACGCAAAGTACAGCTTACAGCAACTCAAGTCGCCCTCGCAAAGCGTCTTGGGGTAACGCCAGAACAATATGCTAACCAGTTGGTTAAGGATATGTCTGCAAATAACTAGAGGATATTTATATGTCTGAAGAGCGCACTCCAAGAGAGGAGTATAATCGAGAAACCACACAACGAAAGAAGTCGTGGTCACCACCAAATGTACTACCTGACCCTGAACCAGAGGAAGGTTGGGTGTTTAGATGGATTCGTACCAGCATGATTGGTAATCCAGATAACACTAATGTTTCCAGTAAGTTTAGAGAAGGCTGGGAGGTCGTATCTGCTGAGTCTCAACCTAAGTTGAAAATACTTTCGGATGAAGATTCACGCTGGGGAAGAGAAGGTGCAATTGAAGTTGGTGGGTTATTATTATGTAAAGCCCCTGTTGAAATGGTCAAAGAACGTAAAGAATATTACGAGAAAATGGCTGATCAACAAATGAATGGCATTGATAATAATTACCTTAGAGAAAATGATCCAAGAATGCCTATGCTTCAACCGGAAAGGCAGTCTAGGGTTACTTTCGGGAGTAACTCCAAGAAGTAATTTTTATTTCATGGGGTTATGAATTTTAACTTTGTGATGTAAATAGGGAGGCTATTATGCCTAGTAGTGCAACACCTTATGGTGCTATGCCACAAGCTGGACTAAGTTGTAATGGTTCTTTTAGCGGAAAAGTTCGTCACTATAAAATTGCGAGTGGTTATGGCACTGGTATTTTTTATGGCGACTTTGTTAAGCTAGTCACTGCCGGTACTGTCGAAAAAGACACTGGTACGACTACTTTAACTCCAATTGGTATTTTTGTCGGATGTGCTTACACCGATCCAAATACTAGCCAAAAGACCTTTAATCAACAATGGCCCGCATCTACGACTGCTTCAGATGCTGTAGCCTATGTTATGGATGACCCAGATATTACTTTCCAAATGCAATGTGACGGCTCTGCCGCTCAAGCTGTATTGGGAACTAATTGTGCGGTTGTTCAAACAGCAGGTTCTACCTCTATAGGTACTAGCAAAAACGCTGTCGATATTTCTACTGCAGCTACCACTAACACGCTACCAGTTCGTATCATCGAGTTTGTCGATGGACCGAACTCTGCTGTTGGAGATAGTTACACTGATGTTATCGTCAAGTTTAATGTTGGTCACCTCATGAATAACACAACTGGAATATAAGGAATTTAATAAATGGCTATTTCAAGAGCACAGTTACTTAAAGAACTTTTACCCGGTCTAAATGCGTTATTCGGGCTAGAGTACGGCAAGTATGAAAATGAGCATGAAGAGATATATGAGACTGAATCATCAGACAGATCGTTTGAAGAAGAAGTCAAGCTAAGTGGCTTTAACGCTGCCCCTGTAAAAGACGAAGGTGCTGCTATCAGTTATGATAACGCACAAGAATCTTTTACTGCTCGATACAACCACGAAACCATTGCAATGGGATTTGCTATTACTGAAGAAGCTATGGAAGATAATCTTTATGATTCGCTTTCTGCACGCTACACTAAAGCACTTGCCAGAGCTATGGCTTATACGAAGCAAGTCAAAGCTGCATATCCTTTGAATAAAGGATTTGGAGATTTTGATTCAGGTGATGGAGTTGATTTATTCAGCACCTCTCACCCTCTTGTTTCAGGTGGAACAAACTCGAACACTCCTTCTACACAAGCTGATCTTAACGAAACTTCACTAGAAGCGGCTGTTATTCAGATTGCTGGATGGACTGACGAGCGTGGTTTGCTAATTGCTGCAAAACCAACGAAGTTGATTATACCGCCTAACTTGATGTTTGTTGCTCAACGGATACTACAGTCTGATCTCAGAGTGGGTACTGCTGACAATGATATTAATGCGATTAAATCAATGGGCGTTGTT